CGACGTGCTCGCCGCGACCGGGCACTCGTGGGTGGGCGGGTCGTTCGCCCCCGGCGATCACAAGGGCTGCCATTGTGACTACGTGCCGATCTACACCGACGGGCAGGACACCCGGGCCGCGATGGAACGGATCAGCCGAACCGCGCACGTCGAGCAGTACCCGGACCGCGCCCTGCCGACGAGGCAGGCCACGAACGACCCGGGCGTGTACCGCCCCGAGCGGATCACCCGCCCCGAGCAGCGCCGCTCCCCGACCGCGCAGGCAGCGCAGGAGGCCCGCCTCGCGCCGCCGCCGCCGACCGTGCCCGTCGCCCCCGCCCGCGTCGCCGCCCGAGGCCGCCGGGCGATCCCCGCCGTCGACGAGGCCGGTGTCCCGATGCAACTCGGCTACGAGTACCTGTCCCGCCTGTCCGAGACGCAACTCGACGACCTCGCCGAGCACCTGTCCGTCCGCCTCGACGACGCGAACCCGGTCGAGGGGCAGCGTTGGTCGGACCTCGAAACGTTCCTCGACTACCGGCAGGCCGACGAGGAGCTGTCCGCGTCCCTGACCGAACGGTTCGCCACCGACGAGGAGTGGCAAACCGCGTACGGCGACCTCGAACGGACCCTCGGCCGGCCGGGCGTCACACACGAACGGGTCGGCGGACGCGACATGCGGACGACCCCCACCCGCCGCGACGTGCAAGAGGAGTACGACCTGTTCGTCGAGCAGGCGTACGTCGCCGCCGAGGATGCGACCCGGGGCGTCACCCGCAACGCGCAGGGCGAGGCGCGCGGCATCACCACACGGGAGCTGCTCACCGGCGACATACGGCAGCTCTACCGGTTCGCCTCCCCCGAGCTGCTCGAATACCTCGAAACGAACCGGCGGATCACCTGGACCGAGTTCTATTACGCCAAGACCGGGTCGCCCGCGTTCGCCGAACGCGCCGCGAAGCACGCCGAGGAAAACGCCCGGATCAACCGGGACCGCACGAACCGACCAAAGGGGCGCCGACCGTGACCCGCCGCCCGCCGACGATCATCGCCTCCGCCCCCGAGCCGTCCGCCGAGCAGATCGAGGCGTACGACACCGGCCGCGCCGCCTACGCCGCCGGCGAGGAGTCGACCACCTGCCCGCACGACCCGCGCTCCGAACTCGGAGTGCTGTGGCTGCGCGGATACGTTCTCGCCCGCCGCGACGACCAGTACGGACCCGTCCGCCGATAGGAGCATGACCCGTGACCCGATCCCCCCGACGACTGCTCGGATCCGAGCAGTACGCCCGGTTCGCAGGCGACGAGCTGCTCGCCCTGATCGCGACCGCCCCACCCGTCGAGGATGCCCCCCCGGCGGACGCCCCCCCGGTCGAGCCGGCCGCCCCACCCCCGGCGGAGCGGACCCCGCAGGATCAGACGTTCGACCCGCCGACCGGCGGAGTCCCGTTCACGATCCCGGCGGTCGTCCTCGAAGGGTGGGAGACCTCCGACGGGCGGTTCATCACGGCCGGATCCCTCGGCAGGCGGGACATGCCGCAGTCGCTTATGGCGATGCTCCGCAACCCTGACGGCGGGTTCGAGGGGCACTCCGCCGCGATCGTCTGCGGGCGCCTGGACACGATGGAACGGTTCGACGCCTCCGCCATGATCAACCGGGAGACCGGGGAGCCGTTCGGGGCGGGCGTGTGGGGCTGGCGGGCGACCGGGTTCCTCGTCCCCAACGACGACCAGCCCGGCAGCTCGGCGACCGTCGACTACGTCCGCGACGGCGTCCTGCGGGGCGTGTCCGTCGACCTCGGCGAGGTCGAGGCCGACGTGCAGGTGTTGGAGGAGGACGAGGACGGGTTCCCCGAGCGCGTCCGGTTCGTCGTCACGCAGGGCTCGATCGCACAGTGCACCGTGACCCCGTTCGCCGCGTTCCCGTCCGCGTACATCGTCCTCGACGACGGGCAGGGCGCCGAGGAGGCAGGCGTCACCCCCGCCCCCGAGCCGGCACCGGTCCCGGTCGCCGCGTCCGCGCTGCGCATCGTCGAACCCGAGCGCACCCGGCAGGCCCTCGTCGCCTCCCTCGCCGCCGACGCCGAGACGATCGCCCCCGTCCTCCCCCCGAGGGCATGGTTCGAGCGCGTCGACGTGCCCGACCCCGCCCGGCACGTCTACCTCGGCAGGCGCCCCAACGGCGTCCCCACGGGGCAGGTGTGGGGCTACGTCGCGCAGTGGGACGTTCCGCACGCCGGAATCCTGAACCGGGAGGTCTATGCCCCCCGCCTCGGACCCGCCGGGTACCGCACGTTCACCTCGCAGGGTTCGACGTTCACCGAGGAGGGCGAGGAGATCCCGACCGGTGTCCTGTCGTTCGGCGGAGGCCACGACAACGATATGAATCACGGCGTCGTCCCTGCCCTCGCGCACTACGACTCGACCTCGACCGCGTATGCGGACGTGACCGTCGGCGAGGACGATTTCGGCGTGTGGTTCGCCGGCGCCATGCGCCCGCACCTCACCCGGCAGCAGATCGAGGAGTTCGGCCGCCACCCGATCTCCGGCGACTGGCGGGCGAACCCGGGCGACGCGAACGTGCGCCTCGTCGCCGCCCTCGCCGTCAATACCCCCGGATTCCCGATCCGGGGCAGGGCGCACATCACCGCGTCGGGTGGGCGGGCGCTGATCGCCGCCGGAGCTGCCCCGCTGATCCGCAGGCAGCGCCGCTCCGGCGGGGCGGATCCGGACGAGGTGAACCGGCTCGTCGACGCCCGGATGCGCCCCGTCCTGTCCGCCGCCGCGAGGGCCGGGATCCGGCGGGTGCGCGGGAGCTGATCCCCCCGATACTGTCCGGCGGGTGAGGCTCCGCCCCCGGATCGGCGACCAGCTCGTCATCCGTCCCGCGCACGCCGTCGTCCCGCTGCGCGCCGTCGTCGTCGTGTGGGCTATCCGCAGGGCCGCCCGGCTCCTCCTGTGGGTGGCGTCCCGCCCGCGCGTCCTCGGGGCGCTGACGCTGGCCGCCGCCGTCGGGTGGGCGTGGCACCGGTACGGGCTCGCCCCGTTCGGGTGGGCGTTCGCCGCTGCCGGGGCGCACCTCGCCGGGTGGGCGCTCGCCGACCGCCCCTCGTTCGACCGGTTCGTACGCCTCCCGCTCCGCGCCCGACGCCGCCGCCTCACCGTGTACCGGCGCCGCTGGCAGCCCGCGTTCGCGACCGCCGACCTCACGATCCGCCGCCGCAACGTCGAGTACCTGCCCGAGCTGCGGGCGGTCGCCTCAACCGACCAGCTCGACCGGCTCCGCGTCCGGATGCTGCCCGGGCAGACCGTCCTCGACTACGCCGCCGCCGCCGAGCAGCTCGCGCAGACATTCGGCGTCCTCGACGTGCGCGCCCGCACCGGCCGCCGCCGGCACGAGGTCGAGCTGATCTGCCTCGTCACCGACCCCCTCGACAAGATCGAAAACCTCGAGGTTTCTGACGTGACGAAAGAGGACCGGGAGGTGAACCTGCGGGCACTGCCGGTCGGCGTTCGGGAGGACGGGCAGACCCTCACACTGCCCATCCTCGGATCGCACCTCCTCGTCGCCGGAGTCACCGGCGCCGGGAAGGGCTCCGTCGTGTGGGCGACCCTCGCCGCCCTCGGACCGGCGATTCGCGACCGCCGGGTACTCGTGTGGGCGATCGACCCCAAGGGCGGAGCCGAACTCATGCCCGGCGCCCCCCTGTTCGACCGGTTCGTGTTCGGCGGGACGACCGCCGCCGGGCAGGCGTGGCAGGCGCAGATCGCCGACCTCCTCGACGAGGCCGTCGCCGCGATGCAGGCCCGGCTCGGCAACATGCGCGCCCGCAAGATCCGCGCGCACGTCCCGACCGTCGACGAGCCGCTGCTGCTGATCGTCGTCGACGAGGTCGCCTCCCTGACCGCGTACGTCAACGACACCGCCCTCCGGAGGAGGATCGAGAACGCCCTCTCCCTGCTCCTGTCGCAGGGCCGGGCGCCCGCCGTGTCCGTGATCGCCGCGACGCAGGACCCGAGGAAAGAGACCCTCGGATTCCGCGACCTGATCCCGCTCCGTGTCGCCCTCCGCACCGCCGAGCCGGTCGCCGACCTGATCCTCGGCGCCGGCGCCCGCGCGAGAGGCGCCCGCACGGACCGGATCGACCCCGGGCTGCCCGGCGTCGGCTACGTCCTCGACGAGGGGCAGGCGGAGCCCGTGCGGGTGCGATTCACCTACACCGACGACGCCGCGATCGCCCGCCTCGCCGCCGAGTACGCCCCGATCCCGGT